GGGGTGATGTTCTTAACAGAGCAAACCTTGGTATGGAAGTAATGCATGAGCGTAATGCTCACAACTTCCCACTTGACTTAGCATCTGCTGAGACATCTGAAGTTGCACTTGTTGCTCCATCAGTAGGTTGACACACTGTTAACAATCTGATATAATTAAGGGGTCTAACGACCCCTTTTTTTATGTCGAAAATAGATACACAAGGCATGAGTCTTCCATCCGATAGTAAGGAGTGGAAGATTCAACCACATAAACCTATGATGATTTACCCTCGTAGGTTACATACTCCAGAGCAAGTTAAAGAGTTGAAGATTTTATTTAATGAAGTATTAGATGAGAGAGAAGGGAAGAAAGGAAGATCATATTTTGATAGTGAAGCATACAAACATCGTATTGATGAATCAGAACCACCTTATGAGAAATGGAAATAATAAAGATACCTAATTTTATTAACGAACGTGAAGTTGATATCATTAGACATGAAGTATTGTCTAATGAAGAAAAGATAAAAGAAATGGGTGAGAGTAAATCAAACCTAGTTGATGGAGATTCATTAACAGGTAGGTACTATCTCTATAATTTTCTAACTAATAATCCAAGTGTTAGACAAATACTTTTTGATAAATTTGTCTTGATGTTTGGTCGCAAGAGATTTGTTAAGTTGTGGGCTAACACATACTATAAGGGGCAGGGTTTTAATCCTCATGTACATAGAAATCCTCAGTCTCCACAACAAAAGAACTTAAAAGACTGGACTTGTGGACACATCTTTATAAGTGGACCTTTGGATGTAGGTATAACTTATGCAGGTGAGAGGCATACTAGTACACCAGGTGAATTACATTTGTTTAGATCAGATCTACCTCATTATGTTCCAAGGAATGAGAGTGAGGAAGTTCGCATCACGTTAGCATTTGATGTGTTTCTTCAACGTACACTGAAAGTAGATTGCTTATTGAAATGATATGTGCTATACTATTGGTAGTGTAAATGAAACCTATGGAAATTGAAGCCTATGTTACTAGGGGATGCTCTTATTGCGACCACCTAAAAGAACTGCTTCAACGTGCTGGTCTCTTTGAACAAACTAAATTTTATAAAGTTGATTCTTTTGGTACTGTTGATGGTAAACACTTAACTAGAGAACAATTTCTAGAAAAGTTTCCTGATGCAAATGGTTATCCATATGTTATAATAGATGGAGTTGAGTATGGTGGTTTAGTACCAACAGCTCGGTTCCTTGTACAAAAAGGTTTAGTGAGTACAAAAAATGGAGATAAATAAAGGCACAGAACTAATGTTAAGGAGGAAGAAAGAACCACCTTCCCCAGTTTTAAAGAGACTAGGGACAGAACAAACCTTTTCCTTCCTCAAACGTAAGTTCATACTAGTATTTGAACTCAGGTGGGAGAAGATAGAAAACTAGTATCGGAGATGGACAATGGAATTAACACCGACCATGATTTACCTCTCGGCAACTTTATCATTTATCTTTTTGTGCATAGGTATCATTGCAGGTTGGAATGCGAAAGACTTCATGCATGACTACTATTGGTCACAAAATGAGCAGACTACATTCCACCCAGAGATGTATGATGAACAAGGTAATTGGTTAAGTGAAGAACTACTGCACGTGAAATTTATTAAAGAGGATGAACTCGATGAAACTGCTGATGAATGAGGTACTGCAAAAAGTATCTAATGCAAAGACAAAAAAGGAGAAGATTGGATTGCTTCAGAAATTTAACACTCAAGCACTAAGATCTCTCCTTATTATTAACTTCGATGAAAGTATAATTTCTATGCTCCCAGAAGGAGCAGTTCCTTACACACCGAACGAAGCACCTGCTGGTACAGAGCATACTGTATTGGAGAAGGAGTATAGAATTCTATACCATTTCTTTAAAGGGGGTTCTAGTATCTCTCAGAGTAAGCGTGAGAGTATGTTTATTCAGATGCTAGAAGGACTAACTTCTGCTGAAGCAGAGACACTAGTACTTGCTAAAGATAAGAAGTTAGGTAAACGATATAAGATTACTAAGGCTTGTGTATCTGAAGCATTCCCTTCTATAGTATGGGGCAACAGAACTTAATGCATATCCTTAGAGAGAAGTGTGACCCTAAAGAAGCACTCGAAAAAAATCTACCATATACTTCATACCTTGTTGAGTATACCGACAAGGAAAATTTAGTATGCTATGATATAGTTGTATCACAGAAGCAGACAGAAATATTTGACCACTACTGGGATAATTATAAGTCTGGATTGAAAAGGTTTCATCAGACAGAAGGTAATGTAGATCCTAGACGTTGGGTCGATCCAAAGAAACCTGTTGCTACTCCACCAACTAAAAGAAAGAAGAGAAAGAAACCAGAACCACCTGAAGGTGCTGATGCAGCATGAAGAAACATATCTTCTCAGTTCCTATCTTTGAATTAAAGGTTGACTTAGATAAGATAAAGATATCAGAGGGTAAGTATGCTCCTACATGGGAGAGTGGTATCCCTACCACATATGAATCAAGACCACACATACCTAAGGATACATACAAATATCTTCATAGTGTTATAGCACCGTGTTTGAATGAGTTGAGAGATCCTTGGAGTAAGTTAAAGTTTGCTCAGATCTGGAGGAATAAGTATTCTTCTACAGACTATCAAGGATATCATATTCATCCTAAGTCACAGTGGAGTTTTATTATCTACGAGACAGTAGAAAACTCTATGACTATGCTTATGAATCCAGCAGGTCATTTGATTCAGAACCATGCCCCTAGAGGTAACTCTATGGACATGCCTTTATATTATAAACCTAAGTTATCTAAAGGAGATATGATATTGTTTCCTTCTTGGGTGGGACATCAAGTTCAACCAGGAAATGTAGGCACTACCATAGCAGGTAACATAGACATTGAACAACCGCCATTATATTAATGACTTTATCAACAGCATATCGATTGCAACTAACAGATATACTATGCAGAATGATCACAACTGATGGAGTTGAAGTTACTTTAGAGGAAAGGATCTGGATGAATAAATTATGCGAACACAATGCACACGCTAGAGAATTGAGAAATGGATTTCATACAACACACTAAATCTTGTTTCCCTAAAGATGAATGTGAAAATATCATTGAGTATTTTCATACCAATAAAGATGGACATCAACCAGGAAATATTGGTGGTCAGTTAGACTTCGATAAGAAACAATTTACTGAACTCCATATGGATATGAGGGAGATGCATACATCATCCTTCCCATCTAAGATGATGTGGTTGCAACCATGTTTTGAGCAGTATAAAAAAACATATGATTTCTTAACTCAAACTCATCCTTGGGGTCCTTCTCCTCTCTTTAAGATACAGGAGTATTTGCCTGGTAATCATTACAAGGCATTGCATTGTGAGAATGATGTACCTATCCATCACCCTGCTAGTAACAGATGTGTAGCATGGATGGTGTATCTAAATGATATAGAACTAGGAGGACACACAGAGTTTCCATATCAAGAGAAGAGTTTTAAACCTACGCAAGGTGATGTTCTAATGTGGCCTGCTTATTGGACACACCCTCATCGTGGTTGTGAAGTGAGTGAAGGTACGAAATATATTCTAACAGGTTGGTTCACTTACATTGGAGACCACTCCAAACTTGAAGGTGCTAAAGAGGTCAAACTTTAAGACAATATTAAATTGTATCAGATTACACATTTCTACTTGACTATATAATATACATGTGTTATTATTAACACAATCGTTCAGCTCCCATAAATATAGGAGCCGCAAGTAAGCCGACACGGAACGGATCGTTCATCCCATGATACATTTCTTACTACCCAGTTTATTCTTTGCATCTAACATGAGTCTCTTGACTTGTGATCAAGCATACGAACTACTAGGTGATGTAAGAAGCGAGTACGGTGAAGTCGCTGACGCTGAAGTTATTCAGACAGTCAAGGACGCTACCGAATCTGGTTGTAACTGGGACGCATCTGCCGACTGAAGGAACGGGTCTAATCCACCCCAACCGAGGACAAGCCAATGGCACAAGTCACTTACCGTGGAGTCAAGTATGACTCTGAAGCGTACCGCAAGATGGTACAACACCAAGCTCAACAGAGAAACCATGATCTAATGTATCGTGGTATCAAAGTAGAACGCAAGTTCGCTTCTAAGAGCTAACCAAAAATCACTTTTGGTTTACAGGAATCTGGGAAAATTTTTTCCCAGATTTTTTTGTGTCCAGAGTCGAGCATAAATACTTAGTAACGTCTGCATATTATATGGTGGAAGAAGAGCAGAGAAAGGACAAGAGGAAGACAGCGAAGAAGATCATTAAGCTTGCCAAAAAGCATCCAACGTGGTATACTAAGGAAGAGGTAAGATACGCCAAGTATATAAGAAAATCACTGAAGAAAAAGAATGCAACAAGTGAAACTAGTGACAGTCACTCCCAAAGCGGAGGAGACGATGGGTTACGTGGCGAGAGTCAGCAACCCGAACAATCAAGACAATCCAAAAGTAGCTGGATTACTAGGTTACTGCATAAAGCATCAACACTGGTCGGTCTTTGAACAAGCACACATGACTGTGGAGATTGAGACTACACGTGGTCTTGCTGCACAGATACTAAGACATAGATCATTTACATTTCAAGAATTCTCACAGAGATATGCTGCTACTAATCTGTTAGCAGATGAGATTCCTATGTTTGATCTTAGACACCAAGACACTAAGAATAGACAGAATAGTACTGATGATGTACCAAAGAATAAGAAGCAAGACCTCCAAGAGAAGATCGCAGAACACTTTGTTGAAGCGATGGATCTATACAATGAACTCCTCGCTAATGGTATTGCGAAGGAGTGTGCGAGATTTGTTCTCCCGTTAGCAACACCAACCAGAATTTATATGACTGGTAGTGTACGTTCATGGGTACATTACATAGACCTACGTTCTGCACATGGAACCCAGAAGGAACACATGGAGATAGCAGAGATGGTTAGATCAGTCTTTAAAGAACAGTTCCCTATAGTATCAGAGGCATTGGAATGGATGTAAAAATTGTTGATAGATTTTTAGATCCATATACTTTTAATGAACTGGTAGAACTTTCTAAGAAGTTTACTTATAGATTTAGAGAAGGGGTTAGTGCTTACGTAGGTGAGAAGTCGGAACCTTGGAACAGTTATGGTACTCATTTGTTATACAAAGATGATGTACCTAGGAGTCAATTCTTTGAAAACATATACAAAATATTTGCACCAGCATTTAATAGTGAGGAGGTCTTCACAGTTTTTATACGAGTGAAAGCAAACCTATACCCACACACAGAAACATTAAAGGAACATCAACCACACATTGACTATCCTTTCAAGCATATTGCTGGTATTTTCTCATTAAATACTTGTGATGGCTTTACAAGAATGCAAGATGGTAGTAAAATAGATTCAGTGGCTAACCGCATGGTCTTTTTTGATGGGTCTGTTAAACACAACTCATCTACCACAACCAATGCTAGTGCTAGGTATAATATAAATTTCAATCTACATCGTTACTATTCAGGTAACAATAAATTTAGGAGGGTATCTTAATGAGTTTTACTGCTCGATTAAAAGAAGGAACTAAGAAGTCTCACTCAGCAGCAGAGAATACTAAGTTCGTTGCACAGTTTCTTAAGGGTGTATTAGATCCTGAAGAGTACCGTAAGTTAATTACAGACTTTTGGTATGTCTATGATACAATGGAGCAGTTAGTAGCAAAGACTACTGACCCTAGAGCAAAGGTATTACAGCAGTGGAATGTGGATTTGTTTCGTACTGCTGCTTTACAACAGGATCTTAGATATTATTATGGTCCTATGTGGAGGGAGCAACAGACACCATCTGAAGCATGTAATACATACTGTTACAGACTTAATGAGATTGCAGAGAGTAATCCCTATCTGTTGATTGCCCATCATTATACTAGATATATTGGTGATCTATCTGGAGGTCAAATCCTTAAGGGTATAGCACAGAATGCTTTACAACCACCTAAGGGTGAAGGTCTACACTTCTATGATTTCCCTAGGATAGAAGATGCTAAAGCATTTAAAACTAATTACAAAGCAGTTTTAGATGAGATTGAATTAACTGAGCAAGATATAAATGAATTGATTGCTGAGGCTAACTATGCATTCAGACTCAACATGTATATGTTTGATGAATTGCAAGGGGATGCAAGTAAGTCTTTTTTAAACCTAGCATGTAACTTTGTAAAGTCTAAACTTAAAGGAGGAAATGATTAATGCCAACCTACCCACTTAAACATAAAGAGACAGGAGAAACTAAAGAGTTAGTCATGTCTATGAAACAGTATGAAGAATGGAAGCAAGAGAATCCTGACTGGGATAAAGACTGGTCTAAGGGTTGTGCTGGTGTAGGTGAGGTGGGTGAATGGCGTGATAAAATGACTAAAACACATCCAGGATGGGCAGATATTATGAAGAATAAAGTTCAGAAGCAACCAGGTTCACGAGTGAGGGGTTGGTAATGGCTACTACTAAAGCTAATGGTCAACCTACTAAGAGGAGAGCGAAGAGGAAGAGACCCATTAATGAGAACTTCTTCAGAGAGATTACTCCACTAACAGACAATCAAAATCTATTGTTTGAGGAGTATGCTAAGGGTAAGAATATTTTCACCTATGGTGTAGCAGGTACAGGTAAGACATTCATTGCTTTGTATCTTGCATTGAAGGATGTGTTTACAACTAACACACCATACGATAAGGTTTATATTGTTAGGTCTCTAGTATCTACAAGAGAGATTGGTTTCCTACCTGGTGACCATGATGATAAGGCATTACTATATCAGATACCATACAAGAACATGGTAAGACATATGTTTAAGATGCCTGATGATGCAGCGTTTGATATGTTGTATGAAAACCTCAAGCACCAAGAGACTATCTCTTTCTGGTCTACTTCATTCTTACGTGGTACTACACTAGACAATGCTATTGTATTGGTTGATGAGTCACAGAACTTGAATTTCCATGAGTTAGATAGTATAATCACTAGGGTAGGACAAGACTCTAAGATTATATTTGCTGGTGATGTTAGTCAGACTGATCTAGTTAGAACTAATGAGAAGGATGGTATCCTAGACTTCCAACGTATCATTGAGGATATGGATGAGTTTTCATCTGTTGAGTTTGGTATTGAGGACATCATTAGATCTGGTCTTGTTAAGTCTTACCTTATCAGTAAGATAAACACAGGAGGTAACACTTGACTTTCATACACCTTGATTTGTTAACTCCCATTGAGATGGAGGCAAGAACTGATGAGGAGACAGGCAAACGTGTCTACTTCACACCAGAGGGTAATAAATATCCATCTTGTACCACTGTAATAGGTAGCAATCCTACTAAGATGAAGGGTATAATGAAGTGGAGGAGGCAAGTAGGTGAAGAGAAAGCAAATAACATATCAAAAAGATCTACTACACGTGGTACTAAGTACCATAGTATAGTAGAAGATTATATTAATAACGAATTAAATCTAGAAGATCATAGCGATCAACCCTTACCAGTAGTGATGTTTAAGCATTCTAAAGATACTTTAGACCGCATAAATAAAATATACCTACAGGAAGCAGCACTTTACTCGGACGTTTTAAGACTAGCAGGTCGTGTAGATTGTATTGCAGAATTCGATGGACGGTTATCCATAATCGATTTTAAGACTTCGGCTAAACCAAAGAGGGTTAAATATCTTTATGATTATTTTGTCCAAGAGTGTGCATATGCATGTATGCTCAAGGAAAGATATGATCTCCATGCCGAACAACTTGTTACTATAGTTGTTTGTGAAGATGGAGAGACTCAAGTTGAGGTTCGTCCTGTTAAGAAAGAGTATCTAAACTCTCTCCTACAATACATAGACGAATACAATGGAAAAAAGTAAACTATTAGAGGATAAATTTATGACTACTGCGAAATTTTCGCAGGAAGTGGAGCGAATAGTTTTAGATAATAATGATATGAATTATATCGATGCTATTATTCATTACTGTGATCAAAATGAGATAGAATTGGAGACAGTTCCTAAACTTATATCCAAACCACTTAAGGAAAAACTTAAGTATGATGCACAAGAACTTAATTTTATTAAACGTACATCCAGAGCCAAGTTAATGTTAGTATGACTTCCGAATTTTTTAAATCAGAAATAGTACGTGGAGACATCCAAGAGATGATGGAACTCCAACAGATTTGTTTTAAATATGCGATGAGTTTTCCTGTTTTAAGCAAAGAGAGGAAGGAAGAATATCTTGCTGCTTTATTGTTATTGTTGGACAAGCAAGAGATATTGTATGCTAGAATGAAATTGAGTGACGATCCAGAAGCAAAGTCAGTGATTGAAAACATGGCAAAGGGAGTTACAATGCTTGGAGCTAACCAAGAACTCAGTGTACCAATGATGTTTGAGGATTTGAAGAGGAAGGTTGGACAGATGCAAGAAACTTTGGAAAGGGGTTGACTTTCCCTCTGATCCGTGCTATAAATATAAATGTCGGGGTCGCTCCCTGACACGGGAGTGACTGAATAAACTTGCTGGCATAAGGCTAGTTAAGGTGATGAGACACAGGTGGTGCTGCTTCCCCCAAGGAAGAATCGACTTACCAGTCGGGTCTCAGACAGTGAGGTAAAAATCTACTCATGTAGCAATGCCCCTTACTTGTTGGTATACATAATTCCAACCTCCCACCCCAAACAAATCCAATTAAATCTAAACTAATATGTCATTTGCAAATTTAAAAAAGAAATCCAATTTAGAATTTTTACAAAAAGAATTAGAGAAGTCTGTCAGTGGCAGACAAGTTGATGATCGCTTCTGGAAACCAGAAGTAGATGCATCAGGTAATGGGTACGCAGTTATCCGTTTCCTACCAGCACCAGAAGGAGAGACAGTACCTTGGGCGAAAGTTTACAGTCATGCATTCCAAGGACCAGGTGGTTGGTACATTGAAAACAGTCTCACTACACTAGGAGAAAAGGATCCAGTAGGTGAAGTTAATCGTCGCCTTTGGAACAGTGGTGAAGAGGCAGACAAGGACACTGCACGTAGACAGAAGCGTAAGTTATCTTACTACAGTAACATCTTAGTTGTTAAGGATCCTAAGAATCCTGACAATGAGGGTAAGACATTCTTGTATAAGTATGGTAAGAAGATCCACGACAAGATCCTTGCAGCAATGAATCCTGAGTTTCAGGATGAGACACCAGTAAATGTATTTGATTTCTGGGAAGGTGCTAACTTTAAGTTAAAGATCAAGAAGGTAGCAGGATTCTGGAACTATGATAGTAGTGAGTTTGATTCTGTTAGTGCTCTTAGTTCAGATGATACTGAACTTGAAGCAATCTGGAACAAGGAACATTCGTTAGAATCATTCCTTGCTAAGGATCAGTTCAAATCCTATGAGGATTTAGAAAGAAGGTTGAGTTTTGTACTAGGTCAGGCCAAACGTGCAGCAGTTACTACTGTAGACACTGAGGAATATGAACCAGTAAAAGCACCAGAACCTTCATCATTTCGTGCTAAAGTAAGTGCGAATACACCAGTGAAAAAAGAAGCGGTTGTTGATGATGACGATGCCCTATCCTACTTTGCAAAACTCGCAGAGGAAGACTGATATTTGGAAGAACTACAGGTCAGCAGTCTTTGAGACTTTCCCTGAGCTGAAGTTTGAAAAACAACATGTACACTGGACTAATAAAAAAGATGTCCATCTTACTGCTGACCTGTATTCAGGTCAGCATTTTATTAAGTCCAGACATGTTGACATCTGGGATGACAAATTAAATATCCATAACAATGTGATCTATCCTAAGACAGGGCATAACCTCCCTTGTTTCGGGATGGATCTTATGGGTTTCTTTGAGAAGAAAGTTATCATAGTATTTGATTTCCAACATCCAGTAGAGAAGTTTTTATTCTCTGTACCTGATCTACCTAAAGCAGAAGGAACCTATCGTTTCTTTGAACCAGGTAATCATTTCTCTGAGAATATCTACGTTAGATATTGTACTATGTCAGAGGTTGATGATCACTTACCAATGTTCAAGAAGTATCTCTCTATCTACAAAGACATGGTAGAGAAAGCACAACCTACTGGAACTGATACTAGTCAGTATAATGATTTTGATAAGTATATGATAAGACTTGATCCTATATCAGGATACCTATCCAATTCATTTGGAAAGGAAGAGTCTGAAAAACTAATCAAAGAATTCTTTTTTAGTTATGCGTGACATTGTAGACGATCTATCATTTGCAATCACTCAGGTGATGGAGAGTTTTCCTGATGTCAAATCATTAGAGAGTGCATTTCCTGAAGTGAAGAAGGATGACTTGATCATTACAAACAAGATGTATCAGTGTCCTTCACTCAGGAAGATGCACGTTGAGATAGCAGATCTAAATGGATTGAAGATACTACATTCTATATTCTATCCTGATCCACATTACAATCTACCTATCTTTGGATGTGATATAGTTGCTACTGACAAGGCCATCACTGCTGCTATCGTTGATGTGTCTCCTGTTCATGGTGTGGATGATAGATTCTACAGTCAGATAAGAGAGATCAGTAACAACTTTACATTTAGTGAGAGAAGGCCACTACCATTGTGGGCAGACGAAATCTTCTCACCTTACTGTAAGTTCATGCGTATTAGTAAGAGCATAGAGATAGCAAACTTTTATTGTATTGTTATGAACTACCTTAATGTATTCTCTAATGATATACATCATACATTGAAGGATGATGTGTGGGTTGATACTATGAAGAGGTATGATGATCAGGTATATTATTGTAACCAACAGAAGAAGAACGACAAGACTCGTGGTATACTAGAGAAGTTATTTGATAAAGAATGGGCAGAAGAATACATAAACACAGTACTTTTTGATCTACCATGTCTAAAAGAACCACAGGAGAAGTAGCAAGTCATCCATTATGGATGCTACCAATGATGTTAATAATATGCTTCGGTGGTATAGAAGCACTGCATACTATGGCACATCTTCATCAAGAAATAGATGTGCATGGTGTTTGCAAACGGAACAAAGAATACATTGAGAGTAAGGATGACGATTATTAAACTGGCACATGGAGGTCACACGACCTCCTTTTTTATTGTATAATATGATTAGTTAAAGGAAGACAAGTGTTAGCAGAATTATTACAGTTGGCAGAAGCAACCATGATAGCTACCACCTTATCAGTTGGCCTCATTGCCACTGGTTCGTCTGTTATTCATGGTACAGCACCTCCAGACCTCACTACGTTTATTCAAGCAGTCCAACCTCCATACGAGTCGGACGACAAGAGGATATATCCTGAGAAGGATGAAGAGAAGGAGCACAATCCCCCAGAAGAGAGGTTCCAACAGTAGAGATAAAGATTACTTATAAGGATCATCAGCAATGGTGATCCTTTTTTTGTGCGGTTATCTAGGCATTTATACTTGACAAATACTTTATGTTTGCTATATAATTATGTTACGTTACTTAACATAAGTTAATATGACTTCATCTACGAACAGTATGAAACGTTACACTACTACCGAGTATGGCAAGCAGAATATGTTTGCTCATGAACCTCAAGTAGAAGTGCTTGATGTTGATTACTGGACTAACGCAGAGCAAACCAATGGCCGCCTAGCGATGATTGGATTCTTTGCACTGGTACACAACTACATCCTCTTTGGAGCAGTTATACCAGGTATATTCTAAGAGATTGAGTCGAAGGTCTCTTACACCACCTGCAATAGCAGGTCACTTTCTATCCCTAATACAATCAAACGAAAGGAGTTTAAAACAATGACACCAGAAGCAGAAAAGTTTAACGGTTGGATGGCAATGATTGGATTCGTTGCAGCAACAGGTGCTTACATCACCACAGGTCAAATCATTCCAGGTATATTCTAATGGCAGACCTAGTAATCAGAGCAAACGGAAGGTTCACAATGGTAGCCTTCTGGATCGGAATAGCGGTTTACACTAAGGTTACATACTTTAGTTAAATCTTAACAAAACTAAATAGTTATTCGTAAATATTCTTAAAGGAACACAATCAATGAGCGACTTAATAGCCGCCCAAGACAGTATATCACCTCTAACAGCCATCTTGTGGTGCTTCTACCCGATGGCTGTTTTAGTGTTGATAGAATTAATTCTTCGTGCGTTTAATAATGACGACGATGATAATGATGGTGGTAAAGGAATCCGTGTCCGTCAACAGGAGATGGTTCCAGTACCATCAGGAGCTTGACAAAATGCTAACAAGTATATATACTTATAGTATTAATACTTAGTACAATGCCACAAATTATTTTCTTCAGTTTAATCGGAGCATACGTTTATTTCAATGGAGCCATCAGCACTATCGTTTTTCAATAATATTTTAATTAATACTCCAGCAGGTGCTCATGGTCTCTTGGAGTTTGGATTCTTTATTGCAGTAGGAGTAACTGCTGGATCACTAGGATTGATCTAGCAAAATTGAAAAATGAATACTAAAAAACCCCGAAAAATTTTCGGGGTATTTTTTTGTCTAAAAAGTCGATCAACCAGTTGCTTTTAATCTCTTATTAATATATGTACTAGACTTCTCGTACTTATTATTTCTTCTGAAGTCATCAATAAACTGAGAAGTATAAGATGGTTTCAATAGATATATTTCTCTCTTCTTTTCATTTTCTTTGGTGAACCATTCTGCTACTGATATCGCATTACAAAAAGAACTTCCAAGTTTATCTTGTACAGTTCCATTAACATTTAATTTGTGTGTAGCATTATAGAATGTTTCATCTACAATAGTACCTGCTTTGTACTGTGCTATTTCTATTGTTTCATAGTGATGTATCTCAGCAAAAGCATCATCATATTCTTTATCTAATGTCTCATATATTTCATAAGAAGATAAAGGCCAATCATACTGTGCGTTGATCATATTATTTGTTATAAGAATGATCCAGTCATAATGTGGGTTACCATATGCTTTGTCTGCTAATGTATCAGGTCTTTCTCCGTCCACAATACCATACTTCTGAAAGTATACGGCCAAAGAAAATACATCTTCATTCACTTTATATCTTCTGAAGAAGTTCTTTGCTATCTTAACATCAGAAGATGAGAATGGATATTTTATAGGTTTCTGATCATATCCTATGTTTGGTAGATTTCTGAAGTACATTAGTAGAGATCAGCCTCCTCCTTGTATACAAGTTTTGTTTCTTGGAAGTTTAAAGTTAATTCTGTTGCAACCATACTTCCATCATGATATGTAGCATAAGTTCCATCAGGAGTGTAGTTTATATCTACTTGTGATAGAGCACACATTTTAAATTGTGGAACATCATTATTAATATTTCCTCCTCTCATAAATGCTACTCTAACTAGGTCAGGTACTTTTATGAATCCAGCAGCAACACCATCACCTCTTGACCATCCAAACACCTGACTTACACCAGTGCTAGGTAACATATTTCTTTTAAAGAGATTTGTTATAGATTTTATATTGACTGCTTCTTCTTGGTTACGAGGAACTAATCTAAATTTCAATGAGAATGTTCTCATATCAATGTTCTGGAATAGTAGCTCAGCGTTTGGGTTTTGAACTACACCAGATATTCCTCCATATAAATCATCATCACTTAATACATCACCACTAATTTTTTTAACACTATCTTTTATTATATTCATACCATAGTCAGCAGCCCATCTATCCCACTGTTGGAATGATCTTCTTATACTTTCTACTTCCTTCTTGATAATTCCTTCTGATCCTTTTGCTACTAGTTCTGCTCTTCCTGCTGCTCCAACAGACTTACCACCCCAGTTTGCTTTGTAACCAGTGGAGATATCATCTGGCATGTATAACATAATAGTTGGATCAGGTGTCTCAGTATATTGATCTGCTCTATTGTATACATTTAAGACACTCTTTCCTTTTGATACAAAATCAGTATATGCTTGTTCAAATTTTTCCTCAGAGTGATTAAATCCACTTTGTTCTACATACTTGTTCTTATCAAACCAAACGCCTGACATATTAGTAGCACTCATTCCCATACCATCTGCTTGGTCGTGGAATGATCTTCCCCAAGGTGGTTGATACTTATAGAATTTGAATACAACGTAGTCGCTTTGATCTCTTATAGGTGGATTAGATGGATACCTAAGAGCTTTACCATCAATAGCTATTTCTGGATACTGTGTTTGTTCTACAGGGTTATTCTCTATGAACGCATCAATTCTTGCTTCACGTTCTCTTTTTTCATTTCGTGTTTTTAGAGCTCTGAGCTCCCTACTCCTAACTCTTTCTTGTATTTTTTCTGTGCTTGGCATAATTTATCTCGCCATATCTATACTTTCTGGTGTACCATAACCTTTGATGACTCTGCGGCCTTTATATTTGTCGTAGAAGTTTTCATCGGTATCTTCCCAAACATCCTCTCGTCTGATAGGAAATTGTAACCCGTTTAGATCTCTCACAAAGTTTTCTATAGGTAATAGGACAACAGTATCCCATTCATTTATAGCAACATCAAGAAGTAATTGTTGATCAACGTGTCTAAGTAAATATTTATGCAGAGATGCCTTGGGTACATCAATTCTACCTTGTGCTAACTTAGATGCTGCAACGATTCTCTTCTTTAATGCAATGTAATGGAAGTTGATTCCCCAGAACTCTTCTTTATTTGATCTGATACAATAGACAAGGGGATAAGTATCGTAGTACCTTAGTTTCTTAATAAATTTTGGGTCTTTATATTCAAAGAGATACATATGTCCTTGGACAGCCCATCTACGTAGTTGGTTCTGATCTTGATTGATTCCAGTGTCTAATGAGTCTCTTCTTTCGTCGCGGATAAACTTGTCAAAATTCTTTTTATATTGTAGTGATAATTTCTGAGTAGTAGCACGATACCATTGTAATGATTGTTTTTCTCCACCTGCTGCTTGTTTTACTTTCTCGAATAGTGTATTACCACCAGTAATTAATCCTGCCTTTGAAATATTAGCAGACGCTTTATTTTGTAGTTCTCCAAATCCTTGTGCCATTTTTTCATACCGCTAAATTATCCTCTGTAAATATTAAGAATTCCATCTGCCTATCTTCACAAAATCTCTTAGCAGATCTCCATTTAGCACGGTTCTTTGCGTAGGTTTTTACAGCATTACGATAGGAAGCAGTATTTTTATTTTTCGCATTAGGAGGTTTTGTTTGTTTCTTTGGTTTAATTTCTATAATATACTTAGCCGTTCCTCCTCCCTTCTCTCTAACTTTTATGTAGAAGTCAGGATAGTAGCGACGTATTTTCCCATCAGGAGCATGATATGGTATTATTACCGTCTCACTTCCCCACTCTAATATATGTGAGTGGTTATCACAGTAAACCATAAACTTACGTTCCCATAACGATCTATAGACCACATTTCTTGGATTACCGCGATACTTCTGAGGATTGATGGGCCTATAAATCCCAGAGTAGGCCATAAATATAGTTGTATCATTAGTAGATATTTAGTGTGTCTGTTAGTCGTTTTATACAAAGAGTATCAAAAGACGGTGGTTTAGCGTCTAGTAATAGTTTTATTGTAAGGATATTAGATTCTAGTGTAGGATCTTTTGACCTTGATGAGACTATAGAATTTTACTGTAATGAAGCACAATTACCTAACATTAATACAGCAGAAAGTAGTATTAATGGAATGTATGTTGGATCAGGACAGGTAAAATATCCGCATACTAGGGTCTATACGGAAATTCAACTTGGATTCCTTTGTGATGCTAATATGACTGTACTTAAGTTCTTAAATGAGTGGCAAGATCTTATGTTTAATCAACAACGTGGATCTATTGATAAAGTACAAAATAGGGAAGTAAGATTATCATACATGGATGAGTATGTTTCTGATATTGCCATAATTAAAGCAGAACCAGGTCCAAAGTCTGCTGTACAAAGACAACCAATAACATATATTTTAGAAAGAGCATATCCATATGCTATTGACGCTGTTCCTTTACAGTATGGTACTAATCAAGTAGTTCAAGTAACTGCTCAGTTCTCATACATGCGTCATTACACGATGGATCACGACATTAGATTTGTTAAAGGCGATATTTCAAACATGGGTGAGACTGAAGATGCAAGAGACATGGCTTTCGGTGGTGGATTCTCTCTTGGATTTGATGGACGCTGGTAGGCCAGCAAATTCGACTTTTTGATTCCATAAAAGTCGAAAAAATTACTCGGCAATTTTTTTGCTTGAAAAGTCGATATATATAAATATGACCTCAAACTGATTATTATGGCATTACCAAAAGTCGCACTCCCGACTTATGAACTGGAATTACCCTCAAATGGGAAAAATATTAAATATCGTCCATTTGTCGTAAAAGAGGAAAAACTTCTTTTAATGGCTATGGACACAGAAGAAGAAGCTGCAATAACATCAGCAGTTAAAGAATTATTGAAAAATTGCGTTCAGAGCAGAATTAAGATTGATCAATTACCAACTTTTGATCTAGAATATTTGTTTTTGAATATTCGTGCTGTATCTGTTGGTGAAGAAGTAGATATGACTATCACCTGTAAAGATGATAATAAAACAGAGGTGAAATATACATTTAGTTTATTTGACGTTAAAATAGATAAACCAGAAGGCCATGATCCTAAGATTAAGCTTTCTGATGACTTGGGTATTATTTTTAGATATCCTACATTCCCAGAATTTGTTAAATCTTCAATTATAGGGAAACAACTTGATCCTGAAGGATATATTGATGTTATTGCTGGATGTGTAGATCAGATATATGATGGAGAAGAAGTATATGATTCATCTACTACTAGTAAGAAAGAATTTAAGGAATTTATTGAAGGATTGACTACCAATCAATTTAAGGATATTACAAAATTCTTTGATACTATACCTAAGTTAGAGCATAGGTTTAATATTAAGAATCCTGAAACTGGTGTAGAATCTGAATACGTAATCAATGGGTTACAGAATTTTTTCGGATAGCCCTCTTTCACACATCGTTGGAGGGTTATTATAAGACCAATTTCGCTTTGATGCAATACCATAAATATAGCTTAAGTGAGATTGAAAATATGATGCCTTGGGAAAGGCAAGTTTATACCACTTTATTGATGCAACATCTTGAGAAAGTAAAACAAGAACAGGCTAAGAACAAATAATGGCACATGGATTCCAAGGTATTGGTAAATTACCAGAAAGCAAGGGTTATAAAGACTTGCATAATTGGGCCTGGGACAAATTAAAAAAAGCAGCTAAAACTGTTGGAGAAAGAAAAAAGAAAACGGCACTTGGTCTAACTCAGGATAAGTCCATATTTCCAGTTGATGTATCAGTTATAGATGTAACTTCTGAAGAAGTTGAAGAAGCGGTACAAATTGCTGGACAGACTTCAATGTTTGGACTTCCATCTAAGAAAGGTGGAGCAATAACTAATTTCTCTGGATCTGGATTAGCAAGTTTACAACCTAAAAGAGATCCTCATATAAAAGCAGATGAGACTATAGTACATTATGCTGGTGCATCTCAAGATGGGATATATAGCCCTACGTCTATGGGGCCTATTGGTCAGAATGATCCATCTGACACTTTACAAAGAATTGCTGATGGTGTAGATAGTTTAGTTAGAGAAGTCAAAGAGCACAAATACTCTATGGTTCACATGTCTCTCAGAAAAGAGAAACATGATGATGTGATGATGGCTAGATCACGAGCATTCTTAGAACAGAAAATGTTTAAGGGTGGTTCTGGTTCTCCTTCTGGTGGAGGTGGTGGTGATTTTGTTAATATGGCCATGGGCCTCGCTATGGGTGGTGGAAAAGGTGGTGGATCAGGTGATACGACCATGGCTTTGATGAGTGCTCTTGGAGGTACTGCATTAGGAAAACAAGCAGGTAAGTCTCTATCTGGTCTTGGGAAGAGTGGAAAGTCTGGTTCTATAATGAAACATGGTCTTGGTAGAGCTGCCAAACGTGGAGTTGCCAAAGCAGGTGGAAAAGCAGCACTTAAAGGTGCATCAAAAGTAACAGCAAAAGCAGTTCCTGGTCTTGGTTTAGGATTGGGTTTAATATTTGGATTGCAAAAATTTGCTAAAGGTGATTGGTTGGGAGGTATTGCTGAGATAGGTTCTGGAGCATTATCACTGACTGGTGCAGGAATTCCTCTTGCAGTAGCCCTTGATACTGCAATATTAGCTAGAGATATGTCAAATAATGCTGCTAGTATGAATACTGGTGGTAAAGTTAATAAGCAACCTACGGGAGGAATAGATGGACAAGGTGGATTTGGAGCAATACTCCATCCAGATGAAGTAGTTTCTAATGAACCACAATTAAAGAAAATACCTGAGTATTTCCTTGATCATATGATTCAGAAGGAACAGGAGTATTCTAAAGTTATTGGATTAGGATTATATTGGAACCAAAGGAAATATCCAGGTTTCTGGGGTGGTGGCGGTGATGGTGCTGGTAATCAAGAGAATAAACCACCTTCACAATTTCAACAAGCAACTTCACAATTACTCCGTGGATTGATAGGAAGTAAAGTTGGTGACGGATATTGGGGACCGAGTTTTTTAAGACTCTTTAATGAAAATACTGAAGTAGGAAGACAATTAAAAGCAGAAGATGAAGTTGTACATGGTGGAGGAATAGGAGCAACAACTAGAGCAATTATAGGATCTGAGATAGGTGATGGATATTGGGGTCCAAGATGGTTGGGATGGAAAAGAGAAAATCAACCAACAGTTGATCCAGAACAAGTACTTAGATATTTACAGAGTCAAGGAGTTTCAAGAGAAGACGCAATTAATTGGACAAATAAAATCAATGATGCTTCTGGTTTTGTTGGTAATATGGATGGTGGATTATTTGGTTGGGAAGGTTCAGATTTTGCTGCAATGAAATCTGCTGTTGGTGATGATTGGCAGAATAACTGGCAGGGTCAATTAGATTATCTTATTAAAGAACAAGTAATTCTTCCAGAAAGCGGAAATAATACTGGAACAAATAATAATACTGGATCGGGTAATGGTGGTGTAACAACCACTGGAAATGAAACAGCAAATAATCTTAATCAGTTATCAGCTGATCAAGCTCTTGTAATGGCAGGAAATAATCCTATAGTTGTTAATAATGTAATGACAGGTGAAGGTAGTGGACAACCTGGAACCACACCATCAGGATACTTAAATGGTATTAGTATGGCAGATACTGGTACTGAAGTATTTGCCAATTTAAGAATAAGGAGTATTAGATAATGAGTGAAGTCAATGAACAATTTCAGAATAGTTTAGACTTCAAGGTTGAGAACGTAAGGATATGGCCAGCTGGAACGCCAACTGGTCCTGGTGCTATTGACATGACTGGTACTGTAATAACTTTTTCTTATGTTGAAAGTATTACATCTCCATTTGTTGCAGGTACTATGACCATTCTTGATAGTGGTGGTCTTTTAAGTGGATTACCTATACAAGGCACAGAAAATATATGGATTACACTTAAAACAAGTTCTGAAGAGGATCCAATAGTATATAAAATGAAAGTCTGGAGTATTAATAATAGATTTGCTAAAGGACAGAAACAAGTATATACATTGGGTTTAATTTCTGCTGAGGCCATTAAAAATGAGACTATTAGAGTAAGTAAACCACTTAGAGGACATAGTGATTCTATTGTAGTTGATCTCATGGAAAATTTTATAAAAACAGAGAAGGATGTTTTTACAGAGGTTTCTAGGTTTAAACTAAATATGCTTCCATCAAGAAGGAGACCATTTGATCTTATTACAGAGGTTTGTTTGAAGAGTGTTGGTGAGAAAGGAACAACTACTACGGTAGTTAAGAATAGAAGGGGTAGAGTTACTAAAGAGACAACTGAAACTATTAAAGGTAGTGCTGGATATTTCTTTTGGGAGAATAGAAGAGGATATAATTTCTTCTCTGTAGATACTTTACTTGCAGAAGAGGGATCTAAATTTAGATCAGATTCTTATACAAGTTCTGCATGGGGTCCGTATATAGAAAGAACTGCTAATACAGATGATGTACCAGAAGTAGATGAAAGGTCTAATATATTACAAGCTAGTTTTGGATCACAGTTAGATGTGTTGGAATCCTTAAGAATGGGTCAGTATGGTACTATGATCGCATTCTTTAATCATAGTACAGGTGAATATGAAGAATATACTTACAATGCTGCTGATAACTATGATAATATGTCTCATTTGGGAGGACAAGAGAGTGCTGAGTTAGTTTCAGATGACCAAAATGATTTAACAGGAGTACCATCAAGAATTATGTCCGTTTACATTGACCATGAATCGTGGTATAATGGAGGTTGGCCAGCTAATCCTGAAGATGAAAGTGCGAAAAATCCCACTGAATTTGCTGATTGGCAGAAATATTATGCAACTCAGGCTTTAACAAGGTATGAGTTTTTGAAGAATCAATATGCTACAGTTCAGATCGCTGGTAATTCTGCTATTTGTGCAGGAGATTTAGTTGATCTTAGATTGGCAAATAAATTGCCAGCAGAGGATACAAAAGATGAACCATTTGATAAAGAGAGTAGTGGAGTGTATCTCGTTGAAGAGGTTACACATGAATACGCTAGACTTGAAAATGCAAATGGTCGTTTTATCACAACCTTAAGACTTATGCGTGATTCTTTTGGTATGAAGGATAGAATATCTACCCATGGCCAATAAATAATCTTACCACAGTAATAAAATTATGACACAAATCAAACACGATTTAGATCATGAAGTTTATCTTGATCCGAAAGATCATAAGGAACATATCAATCATGGTATGCTTGAGTATTCTGAAGCAGATCTGAAAGATGTTCATGCAGATTATGATAAGTATCATGAAGGTGATGTAGTAGACAAGAATGATGGTGCAATCAATGACTATCATACTAGACATCAAGATCAGCATCTTGAAGTGTATTGTGACAATCATCCAGATGCATTTGAATGTAGAGTATATGACGAGTAATTAATGGATCAATTAGCATCACAACTGATACCAACCAATAGAGTTGGTAATGACGGATTCAACTGGTGGGTTGGTCAGGTGGAGGAATCTGCCTTACACCATGAGGATAAGAACGTTAAGGGTGGTGCTAGATATAAAGTTAGGATAGTAGGAGATCATCCTAAAGATCCTGAAACTTTACCAACATCAGAACTTCCTTGGTGTCAGGTAATGATGCCAGTTAATGTTCCTTTTATGCCTGGTAATACTGCTGGAGCACATCCACAGTTACAGAAGGGATGTTGGGTGATTGGATTCTATCTTGATCCAGATAGACAAAAACCAATAATTATGGGGTCTATTGGACAGACCCCAGGTGCTACAGGTAAAGTAGTATATTCGAGACCTGACGATTATCCATTCACTACGGCAATTCCTAGTGATGAGATGATTGATGGTAGTGATGGCACTCCATCTAAAGAGAATAAAGATGGTGAAGAAATTGCTAAGGCAGATTTTCAAAATCTTAATAGAACTGGTTGTGGATTAGATACAGGTAAATTATGTACTGGTAGTGATGACGTTAATGCAGAGACAAAGCCTGGCCGTAATACTTTAACTGTAATTAAAGACGAGAATTGGTGTCAGAGTGTAGCAGAGAAATGTGATAAGGTAGAATTTAAGAAGGATTTAAAATTTTATATTGCAGAATTTCTAGAAGAAGTTCAGAATAATAATGGAAAGATAGGTACATATCTTATTGATAGAGTAACAGGAAAACTTTTTGATGCTAAGGGTGTTGCTAGAAAGTATATTAAGAAGGTAAAGGCGGTTATTAATAAGTTTATCGCTAAGATTAAGGGATTTATAATAGGTAAATTAAAGGAAGCAGTAAAATGGCTTACTGAAGCAATAATGCGTCCTGATGATAAAGGTAATGCATTAACTCCAGTTACTAAGTTCTTTAATAAACTACTGAAGGAATTAGGATGTTCAATGGCAGATATTGGTGATCGTTTGATGGAATGGTTAACTAATGTTTTGATGAGTTATGTTGAGCAAATTTATCGTTCTGTTGCTTGTCAGATTGATTCATTAGTCAATGGTATTCTTTCCAAATTGTTTGATTTATTGAATAATCTATTAAATTCAATATTAGGACCATTACAGGCGATTCTTGGGGCAATTGCAGCTCCACTTAACATCATTGGTGGTGCTATAAACTATATTCTCGGTATCTTAGGTATTACTTGTACTGGACCTGATAGAACATGTCAGCAGTATTCTAAAGTATGTGTTGATGGTGTTAAAGTCGATGAAACAGATGCAGAGGAAGAAGATAAAAATTGGTTAGATAATTTATTGGATAGTATTGATAATTTATCTCCTTCAACTGGAGAAGATTATACACAGTATGTTTGTGATGAAGCATATACTGGTAAACCATTAACAGTTACTACTGTTGGATTTGTTGGTGGATTACCATTACCAAATGGAGGTGGATCTACACCAGAAAAACGAAAAATTAGATATTCTATAGATGATATTACGGTAACTGAAGGAGATTTTGCTAAATTTACAGTTACTAGAAGTGGATATACAGATATAGCATCATCTTGTACATGGAAGACACTTAAAGAGCAAGGTACTGCTACTCCTGGTGTAGATTATATTGCAGATGATGGTATTGTTGGATTTGCTCCTTATGAGACTACTAAAGAAATTGAAATAAGAACTTTGTATAATGTTGAATCGGAATTAGAAGAAGATTTCTTTGTATATCTTAAGAAGAGTACTCCTGGAGCAGGTAGTAAGATAGGAATTAATTTTGTTAAAAATCTTGGTAAGTGTACTATTATAGAGAAACGGATTAAAGAGAAGGGTGATCCTTATACACCAAAACCATCAGATCCTGGTACATTAATAGATCTTGTTGATTGGCCTGTTGATGAAGAGATAGAAGAAGTAGGAACATCACAAACATATGCTGTTGCTGCTAATAGAACTACTGTACCTGAAGATGAATTTGTAGTATATACTATTTCTACTACTAATGTAGAAAATGGTACTGTTCTTTACTGGACTCTTAGTGGACCTAATATTACTTCTCAAGATATTATTGGTGGAGAATTATATGGATCTTGTGTAGTTAATGATGGGAAATCTTTCGTAACAGTTGGTATAGCAGAAGATAGTCAAGTTGAAGAGGTAGAAACATTAACATTTACTCTTAATGGTACTGGTGCTTCAGTTGATGTCTATATTACTGCTGGTGATAACAGTCTTTCTGATTTTGATGATGGTGAAGGAGAAACAGCAGAGAATCAATATCAAGAATTTAATTTACCTACTGTAGGTAATGTAATAACTGATGGTAATGGTAGTATTATTGATATTCCAATAGATCAAACTGGATCTCCTTGGGAAGAACCACCATATGTCTTTGTTTCTGGTGAAGGAATAGGAGCAATTGCTAGTGGATTGTTAGATGAGAATGGGTATCTTACAGAAATTCGTGTCAAGAAAGGTGGTTATGGATATAAGATAAATGATCCTGAGTCGAATGGTGTTCGTTGTATAATAGATTCCTTTACTGTTATTAGACCAGGTAGAGGATATACAGAGAAACCAGTTGTTTATGTTAATGGAGAAACAGATGTTGCAGAAGCAATTATTAGTGAAGATGGATTCCTTATAGGTGCAAGAGTATTGAGAAGAGAATTAACATTTGATGAATATCCTGAAGTTAGAGTTATTGGTTCAGGAGCAGGTGGTAAATTAATACCATCACTGAAATGTCTAAGTACTAATGAACTGGCCACAGTTGGTGCTACTAAGATTGGTACTGGCCGCTACGTTGATTGTCCATAATGTCTATTACAAAAGTTGCAGATCCTATAACTCCTGATGAGACCCAAACTCTTGAGGATACTCCTAAAATATCTACTGCATGGAAAGGACACTTTAGTAGATCTGAAATTAATGAATATCTTTTACCTGGCAAAGATAGAACTTCGACTCTCTTGAGGATATGGGGTCCAGCAGAGGGTGGTGCTAGGATTAAGATGGATGATATTGGAGGTATCGGAATTATTTGTGGTAGACACGATAAAGAATATGGTAATGGTAGTGGAAGATTGAATATATCTTCACATGGAGGATTGTGGAAAAATGAAGGTACTCTTCATATATCTTGTAACCAAGAAGATGGTGATGCTTCAAAAAAAGATAAAAATGGTGAAGCTAAGACTGATAAGGATGCATTAAATGTAAAAATTGAATCTGGTAATTATACAGAGGTAACAAATGGTGGACAAAGATATATTGAAGCAAATATAATTCATATCAAGGCCATAGATCAATTAATATTAGAAGGTTCTAATGGTATTAGAATGATTACAGGAGGTGATATAGTAACAGGAGCAACAGATGAAACGAATATAATTGATAATAAGATGGATGTCATCTTTGGACAAGATTTAAAAGCAGGTGTTAAAGAAAACACAACTGTTTCTTATGATCCTCGTTCTACTCAAACAGTTCTTACTCCAGGTCATTTAAACCATAAGATCCTTGGAGATTATAAGCTTTGGGTCGCTGGTAATTATCAACATTGGACTGCTGGAAAGCAAGGTGGCACAAAACTTATAAAAAATGCTTCTGCTTCTGTTGATATTAGGGCATTCTTAGATGACCTTAAAATAAAGGCAAAGAAAGGCATAGAAATGATAACGGATACTGAAGGTATATACGCTGAAGCAAAGAAAGGAGATATTGATATCCTGACAAAAGACGGTGATATGACCTTTGAGAGCACTGGAGATGCTACAATAGAATCTACATCTGGAGACTTGACTCTAAAAGGAAAGGAGACAACATCCATTTCTGGTAAATCTGTAGAAATTGATTCTACAGGTGGTGATGTTAAGATCTCTACATCAGGTGGCATTATCAAGTTGAACTAGTGTGCCAGTTATATAACTGTCACAAGGGTGGTTGACCTCACATCTATAAGATGTCATAATGTATAAATAACTTGAGTGAAGGCAATCTTCACACAACTTAATAAATGACAAAGGCCCGAAATAATCGTACCCTGCGTTGAATGAAAACAGATCCCATGTCGAGGGATACTATCATCCGCAGGATTTTTTTTATTCTTGCGAGACACTCAAAAAAACAAACATGTCTATTAAATCAACAATCGCTGCTGTTGCAGCATCTCCATTCCTTCTCGCTGGTGCAGCTTTTGCTGGTCCTTACGTGAACGTTGAAGCGAATGGTTCATATCCAGACGGATCTTACTCTTCAGGCAACCTTGAGCTTCAAGTTGGTGTTGAGGGAGAAACTGAAGGTGGTCTTGGATGGTATGCATCTGTTGGACCTACAGTTAACCATACTGAGTCTGCTGACGAGTTCGGTGATGTAGAAATCGCTGGATACTTCGGTGCTTCTAAGTCTATCACAGAGTCTACTTCACTATACGGAGAGCTTTATGGTCAGACTGCTGACGACGATCTTGACTTCTCAGGAAAAGTTGGTGCTAAGTTCACATTCTAAATTCACAGAGTGAATAATATCAGGAGGGGTTGCGACCCCTCCTTTTTTATGCTATAATTTCTCCAGCGTTAAATATAATATGCTATCAGATGCACTAATTGAAGCATTGCGTGATGTTAGAGGTGGACTTCGTGTTGCCCTAGCACAAGCAGCAAAGGATGGAGATATTGAAACAATCAATAAAATAACTAATCTACTAACAGATGTAGTAACTCTACAGGAGAAGGGAACATAATGACAAAAAGAACATATACTATAGAAAAGAAGAATCCACAACACAATCAAGTTTGGGAGTGGGAAGAAACTCCAGAACTATTGGAAGCATTGCGTGTATTAGAAAAATCTTCAAAAGAGGCTGAATAATGATTATAGTTTTTATAATCGTAGGCATTCTTTTTGCCTTAGTAGGAGTAGGAATCTGGTTTACTTTTGGGCCAGGTAAAAAGGATGTTAGAGATCCTATAGCAGAACATGCTAAAATGCATGAATTAGGTATTGCACACGGACATAGTAAAAAGTGAACGAATTCTTATCATTATTAGAGGGTGTCTTCTCAAATAAAACACAAGCACAGTGTCATCCAACACGCTATGCTCATATTTGGGTGACATACAAAAAAATTAGTGATAATAGATATTATGGTGAACAGGCATATAATTATATGAGGCAAAGACCTTATTTACAGTATGTTATTGATATAGTTGAGGATAATGGTACGTTTCGTACAAAGAATCACGAGATCATCAAGACTCCTGAGAGATATTGTAATGGTGCTAATGTAGAAGAGATAACAGACGAACATTTAAGATTCCGTGAGCATTGTGATTTAGTTTTTAGAAAGGTAGGAAATAATAGATATGAGGGTGGCACAGAAGGATGTAAGTGTTATGTTGATTGGGGTGGAAAGCAAACCTATATTATTAATCAAATAAGATTAGATGAGAATGAGTTACATATACTAGATACAGGTAAGGATGTAAATACAAACCAGAGAGTCTGGGGTTCTGAATACGGGTATCTTAAATTCGTGAGGCAATAGTAATGCCAATTAAAGACAAGGAAGCAAATAGAAAATATCAAAGAGAGTGGGCTAGAAAAAACGGGAAGACAAAGAGAAAGAATCAAGTTGGTCATAGGAGAAGAAAACAGATGGTAGATGAGGCCAAGTCTCACCCATGTGTTATATGCAATAAGCAGTATCCAGTGGAAGTTATGGAACTTCATCATATAGATCCTGCTTCTAAGATATCTACTATATCTCAGTTGCAATGTATCGCATCTTATGCTAAACTCAAAGATGAGATAGATAAGTGTGCTCCCTTATGTGCAAATTGTCACAGACTACTTAATCACGGTTATGTCGATTTACCAGAACTTATTTTATTGCCATCATAGCACAGTGGTAGTGCAGGGCTTTTGTAAAGCCAAGGTCGGGGGTTCAAATCCCTCTGATGGCAT